CGCCGAGAACAGAAATTTCAGTACTAGATTGGCCCCCGCGGACCGGAATATAGTAATCCTCTTCAATGCTCAGAGGGTTGTATCTTAAATCAACACGGCCTGAAGTTTGGTCGACGATCTGATTTCTCTTCATCTGGGTCATGACTCGTTGCATATATTGTTCCACATCTTCAGGTGGAATGTTGCCAACATCAATTTTAAAAACGCGTCGTTCTGGAGACCGTACAATGCGGTAAGCCATGACCGCGTCTTCCAGGAGCGTCAACTGGCGCCAGATACGGCGGGCGCCGTCGAGGATCGATGTACCATATGGCGCAAATTTGTCGTTCCCAAGTACTCGAAAATGTGCGACCTGCCAGTTTTCTAGAGTTAAGCCGGCGGCATTCCACTGATACTGGATATAGTTGGGGTTAATCTTATCTTCACCTTCGAGACGTTCAATCTCTGTAGGTGGTAAGCCGATAGCATTTTTTATGCCCTCATCGGACTCGATGTCAAGATACAAGAAGAAATCTCCGTACTTGCACATTGATCTGGCCCAGCCATACAAATTAAACTCTATGTTTAAAATGTTATAGAACAAAGTCTCTAAAACATTTTTAATTTCCGCATTTGTACATCTTATGTTTAAGATGGGGGTATACACTGAAGAAGTGGTCATCTCATCTGCGTAGATGTCCAAGGCCGAGGAGATTTCAGGTGTGTATTCCATCTGGTCAAAATCTACATACCGGTCTAGACGATTCTGGTTGTTATAAAACTCTGCCTGGAGTTGACCATATACATCGCTGTAGGCCGACATTTTAAATTCTTGGCCGCTTGTTGATTTAAAACGCGCATTATACTTGTCTAGTTGTCTTCTTTTAAGCTGTTTGGAGTCTTGCCTGCGATATTTGACAAGTGGCCCAGAAAGTATTTTTGTTAACTGTTTATAAAGGCTGTTTTCTGGGTTCCTGGTGACCTTCTTATTTTTGTTTCTATTCGCCATTTTTTATCCTTTCAGTAACCACAAATGCTCTTTCATTTTCTCAATTTCGTCTTTCTTTCTTGTGCTCTCATATCCTTCCATCCCAGGGATAGCAGTGTTGAGCTGTCGGCCGCCAGTGCCAATAGAATTCAAAAAAGCCTTCTGATATGCGACGTCTCTTTGCGAAACCGACAAGGCGGTATCTTTTACCCAGCATGCGATAGCACATGCCATTATTAAATCATCATTGTTTTTTTTCATTGCTTGCGGCTTCCCGTTTTGCCAAACGAACGTTTGCATCTCATTATACATCCTTTTTGATTTAATTTTAATTAGTTTATTTCTTACAAACTCCTCAAGTTTAGCAATGATCAAAGGCCTTGTTTTCATGGTGGTAGAAAACCCGGGGATGACGTTATCATACGAACTCATGGCTGATTCAACATACTCATGAGAAGATTTCTTGCTAAAATAAAGGTTGGAGTATTCTTGATCCTGGATCTTGTCTAACACCGACCAGCCAATATTATTGTTCTCTACAACCAGAAGAGCATCTCCGTATTCTTTTCCAATCTCGTTTAGCATTACCGAGAACATGTCTGGCGTTGCTTTCCCTTGATATTCTGCAACAATTTCCGAAGTTTCTAGTTTCATGACATGATAAGCTGAAAAATCGTTACCATCGCCGCGTGCGACGTCAGCAACAACCATGTAAGAACTTCCGGACTGATACTCTTCCCAAATCCACAAATTTCGATCGAACCCTGTTCTGTATTTTGGGTCTTCCAAGCCAAGCTTGATCCTCTGCATATCTTCAGGGTGGAACACGGTCTCACCGGACATGTTGAAGTTACATTGAAGCTCTTGAGCGATCTGGCGTATTGGCATGTTCTTGGTTTCTTTTTCAAACCACTCTTTATCGCGATCTGGATGGACGTCCCAGGTAAGTGTAGTTAAATGAAAATCGTTTTTGCCGCTGTCGGCGTCGACGCAAGTTTGGTGGAACCAGTTGCCTACACCATTAGGCGTAGAAAGCGCAATACAGCGGCCGCCAGTCGACAGAGTAGGGTAAAGGCCGGCCCAAAGTTCATCTAGACCTTCGACATGTGCAGCCTCGTCAATCACAAGGAGAGAAAGCGCCTCAGAACGGCCTGCGTCGGAGCTAGTCGAGGATGCTTTAATCTGAGATCCGTTCGAAAGCTCGAAAGAGGTTCTGTTATCAATAGACATTTCAGATATTCTCAACCAAGCAGGTAAATTCTTGTGAATAGCCTTTACTTTTTTAACCAAGTTTGCAGCAGTCTGAAATTTTGTTGCGATAACCAAGACGTTTTTGTCTCGATGAAATAGCATAAGCCACGCAATATACGCAGCCGATATTGTTGATATACCCAGTTGGCGCGCTTTGAGGATGACACTGAACCGATGATCGTTAAAGGCTTTTAACAGATCGCCCTGAAAGTCATACGTCTTGAACGGGATAAGCCCGCGTTGGGGGTGAGAAATTTTACAATAGTTATCAATAAAGTAGACCGGCTCTTTTCCCGCTCTAACTATTTCTGCAACTATTTCCTGCTTCGTAAGTACCGTTGGCATTACGAGTCACGCGATGTAACCTTCTGTCCCCAACCTCCGAGAGATAGAAAATCTTTAAACTTGTTTTCTAGCTTGTCCGAGCTTGGGGCTTGTTTGTCGTCGACGTCTTTTAAACCACCAAGCTTGTATACTTTTTTTGCGACAACGTGTAGACGAACCTTGCTTATCTTTTCTACGATGGCGTCCACTTCGCCGGCGGGAGTCATACGAAGCGTCTTACCAGTAATTCGTTTGTAACTCTTTTTAAGATGGCTGGCGATATCCGCCATAGTCTGTTCTAACTCGACCTCGAATTTAGTTGCGTAAACGTCTCTTAGCTTTATTTCGCTGTGGTAGGTTATCATAGCGTTAGTACCCTCTATCTTAACCCTGAACCCGTCGATCTGACGGGAGTCTAGCACTGGATGCCCTTTCTCTCTTTTAAGCCCGATGTCCAGTGGTTGGCCTTCGGCGTCTGACGCCCCGTCGTAGCTCTCAGCAGCTGCTTGCGCTAGACCTTGAATTATTTCTAGTGTTGCTTGTGACATGTTATGGCCTCCAACCTTCTTCCCAGCGCATCAAGCGCCCTTCTATGTATTGTATGTAGCATTTAAAACAAGTTTTATATTTTGTGTGACATATGTCGTCATCTAAGTTTTTTATTTTAGATTCACAACAGGAACAATTTTTCCGTTTCCTCTTATTAATTAGTTTTTTATGGATTAAAACGCCCTTTACTTCTTCATACTCTTCTTCTTGATTTGGAAGATCGTTGCTCTCCTTAAGTTCTCCAAGCTGCTCCTTGTACAATTTTTCTTTTTCTTCGTCCCATCCAGATCGAGGATTTATAATAGCTTCGGGTCCGTATTTTTTGCTTATAGCTTTTTCTACGGCGGCGACATAGTTGATGTCTTTCTCCTTCACTTTACTACTTCCACGCTAGCGTAAAACACGGCGATTGAGAGAGCAATACCGACAAGAACACCGCCTGCTAGCCACCACTCGCTGTTGTCGGAGGAGGCCTGATCGCGAAGAAGCTTATTCAGGTCTACAACCTGCTGCTCCTTGATCTTGAGAATGTCGACATGTATTTTTCTAAGTGCGTCGTGTTCTGATTTAAGCAGGTCAAAGGCTAACGCTTTACGACTTATCTCCAGAGAAAACTCTTTTCTAAGTTTCAGCTCGGTTTCAATCTTTAAGTACTTTTCATTAACAAGCATTCGCGAAGCGGCTATGGGGTCGAGTAGTACCCCAGCATAGGGCGCTTTTTGGTCTTTCTGTAAGTCCGTCACTTTGCCGGCCGGTACAGGCGTAGTTTCCGCTCTTGCAACCATCGGAAATACAACCAACTGTAAGGTCAGCAGCGTAATAATTATTCTAGAAAACATACAACACCTAATTGCTTTTATTTTACGTATTTAGCGCGCAGAGTCTCCGCGACTAATTTAGCTAATTCTTCTGAATTGTCGTTATGCTCATGCTCTTTTACAAGTTTAGCAATTTCTTCTTTCTTGCTTTTCTCTAAGCTTTCGAGTTTTATATCAAAGTCTTCTTCTATCTTTTTCTCTAATTTCTGCTGTTCCTCAAACAAGCTTTTCTGCTTTTCAGCTTTTGCTTCATTCGCCTTTACAACAACTTCTACTTCTTTTTTATACTGTTCCCTCTGCTTCGACATCAGATCGAAAAC